AGAGAGACAAAAACTGTAGGGGCCTGACAAGTGGGACATTCCCCATTAGTCACTTTAGTCTTTAATGTAAGTCCTTTGCCGAACATAGTTTTTCCTATTATATTTAGTCTTATCTTTAAATCGTCTAGGTGTAAAGTATTTTAAGAGTCGAGCTATCGGATTCCTATTCGAGGACAATTTTCGTGATGTATCTTGAGCCATCTTTATTTGTTTTTAGTTCAGCTTTAGTTCTAATACATTTATATTGGACAGTATCAGAAAATGTTCTCTCCGCTTCACGTTTTCCCCGAAGGCAAACACTCATGGAGGGTTGGATTCGATGTTCCTTAATTTCAAAATTTACGAACATTAAAAGAGCTACTACGACTTCCATTAGGGTGCTCCGTTACTAAATTTCATTTCTCTACTAGCGTCCTTTAATTTTTCAATGACGTTGAGTATTTTTTCTACGTCTTTTTGTAATCGCTCGATGTTGACCGTGTTATGCATGCCTGCTTCTTGAGATAATAGCAATTTTTCGGTGGTCTTGTACAGATCCTCGATCAACAAAAATTGCTCAGAATCTGCGGGCAAACTTCCCAAAAGGCCCCTGGGCCATTTGATCCGGAACTCAGTATTAAGTTCAGAATCTTTTTCCATAATCTCTAGCTTAGTAGAGTGTTGGTTGAGCTTCTCCTGGATTTGAAAAAATCCGAAGGTCCCGAGTGCGACCATTATGATCAAAGAGATCACGGTCTTCATCGGCATCTGTACCGATTGTTCAGGTCCTAGTTTCATATTAGTTACAATTGTTTTTGTCTAAATCAATCGGCTTATCACTACCATAAAACCATATCCATGATGAAATCTTAGTTCCATCTTGAGTATAAGTACATTTTTTGCCTACCGAGCAGGCGCTTAATGCAAATAGTAATGCAAGCATTAAAAATAATTTATTCATGTTTCTCCTTCATTTTGTCCATATATACCACAGAATGGACCTTGTTTACAAAACTTTGTTCATACGTCAGTGCTTCTGCGCGCTCTTGTTCTTCTACTTGACAACATTCTCCGTTGTCTTCTTTTTCTTTTGAGTGCATACCACAGCATTTTTTTGGATCTATTGGCACGCTTCACACTCCTTTGTGTCATCTACAGTAGTTCCTTTTGAATCACAATTACACATCTGACAGGGACAGATTCCAAGCATATCAGAATGATTTGTCACCGAGCAATGACATAGACAGTTACAACTTTTGCACCTAGTCTCGGCCATAAAAATCTTTCCAGAACCATTCCTTAAATTTTTTCCACCATTTTTTAATCATTTTTAGTTTCCTCAATTCCATAGAAATACTTGTCAGTATCTTCTGTTTTCCATTTACTACTATCTTCTACATTCCATTCGGAAGTCTGCACCTTCCAGTCAAAAGGAATTTCATCCTTCACTGTGAAAGAAGGAATGCTCCAAATTAGTCTATTGTTTGGCTGAGCCGCATAGTTGCCATCATCCAAGGCAAGTATATGAGCGCACTTATGTTCGTGCGGGATTTCTGAATGATCTGTGTCGACTATATTACTCTCTGGATGAGCCCAGTCAACTGTAAAAAGGTACGCACCTGAGCGCCACTTTTTATCTTTCCCTATGAATTTACCGGACTGACCGTCCAAGATGTCAAAAGCAGTAACGCTAGGATAGTAACTAAAACAATTCCATAGCTCCAACTCATCAAGTCGCAACCGAGGAACCTCACTTGCTTTAAATCCTCTTTGTATGAATGCAGAGATCGGCAAACGGTAGAATACAGCTCCATTTTCCATAATTGTATGAAAGAGTATCGGACGCCCTGTAATCGATGAGAAGCCAAAGACAATGCAGTCTTCCACTTCTCCATGGTGTTCTTTAAGATCATAGAGATATTCTCTCCGGATCTGTGCATAGATTACCGGTATGTTTGCATTCAAATAAGCCATCTAACATAAAACTCCTAGTTAACTAAAAAATAAATGGCAACAATCACTACCACGATAGCGGCAGATATCTTGGGATTAGCTTTTGCTAATGTCCAAACTTGTTTCAGTTTTTCCATATGTCCTCCTAATGTATTTCGCCCCAGTTTTTACCCGATTCATAGTCTACCTTATTTGGTATCTCCAGTTCAACTGCAGCTTCCATTATATCAACTATGTGTTGGGCCTGTATATCATTTTCTACAGAAATATCTAGTTCATCGTGTATTTGAATATGAGGAATAACTCCCTCTTTATACAAATTTAACATAGATTGTTTTGTCATATCGGCAGCAGATCCTTGAATGAGTCTATTCAAAGCTTTGTAGGTGAATGCTCTTTTGATCCCTGGTCCGTGTTCCTTGATCGCTGTTTCATGTTCCAAAGGTTTATGGATCCCGAACCTCGTGGGTTCCCACAAATGAAAACGACAACGTCGACCCAGCAACGTACGAATATGTCCGGCATCTTGCGCTCGGTTGGATGCAACGTCCATCAGTTGTTTTACAAAAGGTACACGACTATGATACATTTTAAAAAGTTCTGCTGCTTTTTCTTTACTCACTCCGAGTTCTGCTTGAAGTTTAGCTTTACCCATTCCATAAAATAATCCAAGATTAATAGTCTTTGCTTGGATTCTAGGAATGGCTGCCATCTTAGCGACAATGCCATGGAAATCTGTGTTTGTTTCTTTATAAGCCTGGACGACATCCTCCACACCATATAGGTTTTCCATCTTTGCATAGTGGACCACGAGTCTCGGTTCTTGTTGATTATAATCAAAACAACCCCACTTACATTTTTCTTCAGGCAAGAAGATAGAACGAATCAAAGGTCCGAGTTCCTTGTTCCTTGCAGGAATTTGTTGAAGGTTTGGATTATGATAACTAAATCTCCCCGTCACGGTTCCTCCATTGTCCGATCGAAGTTGATTGATCTCGGCATGGATTCTTCCCTTGTGGGCATATTTTAAAATAGAATCTATAAAAGTAGTATGAGCTTTATTAATTTCTCTAGCCTTGGCTATCTTTTTTACAATAGGATTAGGGTGATTGACTAAAAAGTTCTTAGTAAAACTGGGAGCTTTGGTTTTTTCTGTGCGTTCATAAACTAACTTCAATTTTTCAAAGACTTGTGCTATACTTCTCGCCGCCCAAATTTGCACGTCGACACCTGTTTCTTTCTTAACATCCCCTAATAATTGGTTTTCCATAGTTGCCAAGTTTTTTTTATGTTTATAGGCTGCTTCTTCATTAACTCTTACCCCTTTCATACGCATGTCAATTAAACAGGGTAAAAGATCTGTTTCTAATTCAAAAATAGAGTCACAGTCCTCATGATAAATTTCGTATTTCATTTCTTTCCATAAGCGTAGAGTAAGATCTGCGTCTTTTTCTGCATACTCCCCCACGTACATAGCTGGCAGCTTATACATCTCGGACTTGGGATCAACGCCCAGGGCATTTGCCGCCTCTCTTAAAGCAGTTTCATTTTTTCCCTCTCTGAGATATTCTCGGGACAAAGAGTTAAGGTCATATTTAAATCTGTTTTCGTTGACAATTCCTGCAGCAATCATCGTATCAATAATTTTTCCGTTGAGTTTCATGTCAGGGAGTGTCTTAATCCAGCAGACATCATACATTGCATTATGAAAAACTTTAGAGGCATCGGTCTTTAGAATTGTTCTAAACCAATCAAGAACTTTCTTTTTATCCATATTCCCTCCCCCTTCATGGGCAATAGGATAATAACCTTTCCATCCTTCTACTGCGACCGCAATACCCGTTATACATCCATCATTAGTAGCGGAACCGGAGCCTCGAGTGGTTAAGTTGGTATCTTTAGTTTCTAAATCAATCGCAATTTCCTTGGCTTCTTTTAGGTCAGGAAATTCAGTGGGTTCTAACCATTCTGTTTGAGCTTTATAAAGTGTAATCATATTTTATAGAACGTATACTTTAATGTAAGTTCTTCTCCTTCTTTGATGTCTTTGATTGTTATTAAGTTCCATTTATTAAAAATGTAACCCGGTTGTTTATCTTCATTGCTAAATTTAAGTTTCGCTTTCTCGCAGTTAGGATCCTCACTATGATTGAGAAATCCTCCTAAGGGTGTGCGGATAAGAGTTTTTCCAAATTGTAAATGAGTCATTCCAAAATTAGTTCCAGGCGGAATAACTTCTTTTGCAAAAACTCCAATGTCATGAATGTCGGAAAAACCTAATCGTAATTCTTTAGGTAGAGGTTTATACATCTTTGTAATCCCTTTCAATAATCATTTCACAATAATGAATTGCTTTTAGTATATCTTGCTTACCATCTTTAAATGGATGCCTAGAAATATATTTAATTATATTCCCTTCGGCAAATAACATTTTATTTTCATGGACAAAAGTGCTGGGTTGAATCTTCATTTTTTTATAGTGTGATCCTCCAATTTGTTTTTCGTAGATACTCATATCTGATAAAAATTATTTTCCTTTGGTGAAAGAATATATAATGTATGTTGAGTTCTTGTAATTCCTGTATAAAACTGTCGATGAACAGGATCAGGATTACGCTCATAAGATTTAGAAGCATTCCAAGATAGATCGGGCATCAAAGTAACTTTTCTTGACTCTCCTCCTTTGGCTCCGTGAATGGTGGATAAGGTAATTCTAGGAGGTTTACTTAAATCCTCTCCATTTCTTTGCATCGATTCAATGTAGTTAACTGTTTTATGATCACACTCAAGGGCTTGAGACCATGGCCTGTTTTCAAGAAGACCATGCTGTTGTTTACAGTCCTCCATTGTATAACTTTTATCAGGCATCATCGTTTTGCAGGTTTTAAATCCTCTGCGTAGTTGTTTTTTCTTGACGCCCAGATAACTATAAATTCTTTTAACGGATGCAAATGGGAGCTTCATTCCTTTCCTCCATTCTTCCCATTCTAATAGTGCTGTTAAAAAATTTTCTGAGACACGTTTATTTCCTTTTGTTTGATAAGGATAGCCCCATGATTCTAAATAATCTTTGACTCTGTCCAACATGTAATTAGCACTAGCTAACACTAACATCTTGCCTTCTTTAAAATCTATGGAACGTAAACTATGTACCCAGTGTACTTCTCCTTCTTCCTCTCTAGGTTTCCATATTTTAGGTTGTCTTTTAGAAAGTCGATTTACTATTAGATCGGCCAGTTTATGTACTTTAGAAGGAACTCTATAAGATTGGGTAAGAACTGTTCTTTTCCCTTGTAGACCTAAAAAATGATCTACGTCTGCTCCTTGAAAAGTATAGATAGCTTGGTCATCATCCCCGGCTATAAAAGATTTATGGGAATTCTTTTCCAGCAGATGCACCATTTGCCATTGAAGCCAGTTTAAATCCTGGGCCTCATCAACAAACAGTACATCTAACTGCGGAGCAAGTTGCTTTTGTACAACTATTTCGATAAAATCCGTAAAATCATATTTATGATTATTCTTTTTAAATACAGGTAAGGCTTTGGCAATTCGTTGTAGCTTTAACCAATTAATCTTTCCTCCATGTTCATTACGATCATACTGCTCTTCAATACTAACTCCTCGATATCGAGCGAGACTAATTTGATTTAGATATTCATTTTTCGAGATAACCATTCCTGTTTCATCTACACTGGTTTCTGTATTAAAATTAATTACTCCAATCCACTCAGCAAATTCTTGATAATCTGCAGTTTTCATTAGTTGTGTAGAAGGATCAATTCCTAACAACCTGACCGCCATAGAATGAAGTGTGCGAAAATAAGGTAAGTCTTTTTCATTCAAGTCAAAGCCTTCAATTTTTTGAGCTCTAGCAATAGCCTCAACGTTGGCTCTTTTACTAAAGGATACATAGCCAATGCGATCAGGCTTAATTCCTTCTTGTAAAGCTTCTGTTACTTTTTGTAATAATGTCTGTGTTTTTCCCGTGCCTGGAGGGCCAAATATAATTTCTCTATTCATTAAAAACTTCCTTTCTTTGTTGTTGGTAATGGTTCGTTAGTATTTTTAGGACGTTCAAAAGCCTTGACCACCATTACTCTAACATTCATCTCATATATTCGGAATCTTCTTTCTTCCACTCCAAAATATTCTTTAAGACGATGTGCTGTTTTATTGTGTTCAAGTGCTTTCCATTTAGCACGTTCTAAAAATTTCCAAAAATCTTTGTATCTAAAATATGTTTCTCCCTCTTCCGTATAAGGGACACCTCTATTTAAATCTTCTTTAACTCTTCCTTTAGCTCGATTGGTACAAAAATCTTCGAGGTAACCCCTTAACTGTTCTTTAATGGATAAACTTTCAGGAGCTTCTATCTCCTCTAAATTTTTATAAAGTTGTTTTAATAATTTAGTCCAAATAATTTTGGAAACTCCAGGAACAATTAAATTGATTTGATCCATACATGCTTTTTGAAATTTATCCTGTTTTTGTAATTCTTCTGTGTCTAATTCTATTGGTTTACCATTCACATTTAAGAACCATATTGGGGGGAAACATGTTAATTTTCTTAAACTATTTAAATCAGGCATCGAAGAGCCCTCCCCAATTCCAAATTCTCTAGTTTGACAAGTCATGGAGTCACAATGAGCACAGATAGGTTGATCTTTGCAGGTATAATTGTAATCTTTTTTTCCTAAGGATTTAATGATGGTCATAACTTCTTGAGGATTAAGAGGGGGATTCATATATTTTGAATTGTAAATTCCCAATTGATCTTGCCAATTATCCGGATGAGCTTTTTTAAGATAAACTCCTAGATTATATAAACCATTATTCCTAGATCCCTCCGGAAATCCTTCATTACACAGAATATCTAAACAGGGAGGTCCCTTTTTAATTGGAGAATCTTCCGTTTTAATACGAATGGAATTAAAATCTTTTCTCTCAATACCATATTTTTCATACATAAGAAAAAACTCTTCTAGAGTAGCTGCTTCACCATTATCTTTAATAGCATATCGTGTTGTTTTATTTCCGTGATGATAAGGAAGATTTAAAAAATTCCCTGTATCTCCTCGATCCACTAATATTTTGGTTTGTTTAGGAAAAATTTCACATTCGGAATAGCCTAATGCTGCCGCTAATTCTTTTAATTTAGCTTGCATAGTTTCGGCTTCTATAAATTCTTTAGTAAATAAAAATACATGAGCCCCTCCACTCTTGGACCTACATAAAATAAAGGGAATATTCTTTTTTCGAATTCGTGTTATAAAAGTTTTATGATCAAAATTATATTGATCAATATCAATACACCCCCATTTACATTGACTATCTGCGTTAATGGGAATTATTCCTAGCGCTGGATCTTTTCCTTCAAGATGAGCGTGCCAAAGTTGATCTGTCACTATATCTTTTTTAATAAATGCTTTTCCTTTGACTTTTTCACCATTGGTGAGAGAAACTTTAGAAACATACTGTCCGTATGCACTATTAAGACCTTGAAATATATTTTTAAATCTTTCTACTGTCATAATTTTCTAATGGGGACGCCCCCCGCTAGGTTGACGTCCCACGTTTTTACCCTCGAGTAAAACTTAGAAAGAAGTAGCGGACTTTTGTGCTTCTTCATCAGAAGACACATTAGTCTTGATCGCTCCTTCTTTAAATTTGTTAGAAAAATCTGCTGCCATCTTAAAAAGATTTCCATCTTGATTATAACCATCTCTCGTAACTTTCCATCCAAACCAACTTCCTTTCGAATTTGATTGTGGTATAGAAGTTAAACGATAAATGTGGCTATAAATAGACGGAACGTACATTCCTTTAGCACCTTTTTCCGTCCAACCATTCATCTCGGCCATCCAATCCTTGCTTACTCTATTTTGAGAAGCCTTCATGGTAATGACTGAAATAGTGGGCACTCCATTTAAAAGAATTACAAAATGATATGAAGTTCTTTCAAGATAATTACCATTCGATAATCTATCTTTAAATCCTTTATCTCTTGTAGTTTCATTTTTTAAAGGAGTATCTTCAGGGTGAACAATAGGTCTTCCAACAGAAGATCCTCTTTCTGCCCATTCAAGATATTTTCTTTCGTAATGACAAGGAACGACTTTTATTCCTTCAGTTCCGCTATAAACTTTTTTAGTGGCACTATTTAATATCATTCCAGGTTCTGCTCCTTGGATGTATCTATTGTCACTTTTGTTTACTTGCGGAGATAAAGGCATCAATATCTTTAAGAAAGGCATTGATAAATCTTCCTGTTTCAGGTTTTCCAACCCTTTACCCGCATGTTCTTCCATTAAATTTGCTGGAAGTTTTGCGTTTGGATCCACCTTTGTTACTGATCCTTGGTTCGTGTTTTCTTGTTTCATGTTTCCTTTTTCTTAATTGTGGTTCGGTTTCCTACGAACACATTAAATAAATTCGCGGGTATATCTTTTTTATTTTCGATACGCTCGCGAACGAGTGCTTTGAGAGTCATGGGTTCAACCTTCAACTTTTGTGTCGGTTGATACCCCTGACTCTTCGCAAGGTTAGCATATTCTGCCGCCTTGTTATCTTCATTCAGGCCAAAAGAAACGACAACATTATTTTTAATAATATCGCCTAAGCCGTTAGAACGAAGCCAATTATGCGCAGCATCTCTATTCTTCAGAGAAATATTTGCACTATAATACGGTTTAACTTCGATGTGTGATCCATCTGCAAGTTTCAAAGAAGATAATCCTGTTTCAGCTAAAAGAGTAGGAATGACTTCTCCCGAAAGTCTTTGTTCCTCTCGTTTCATTTCAGCTATGTGATCTTCTTGAGTTTTAATTTTGGTTTGTAAATCGTCTAAACGATTTATTTCGGTAGCTAGTTCTCCAACATTTTTCGTTTTATCAAACGAATTAGATCCGTGAGCTTCCCGTAGTTCCGTTATCGTTTTCATCTATATCACCTTTCTCGTGTAAATTTATGACGATGGGATAGTATCGTCGTTCTTGTTTATCCCACTTAAGTAATTTATACTTTCCATTGGTTATATCAGAAACAATAGAACATGCAACCCCTATTATTGCAGGATCACCTGTTAATAATAAAAAATCTCGGGGTGTATAATTTTTTAAAACTTTTCTTAATTTAAATATTAAAGGACCGGGAGAAAAAATAATTTGTGCCATCTCTGGTAAACAGAACACAAATTTGCCATATTTCTGAGCCCCCATAATATTAATTTTCGGAGCTCCATGTC